TTAATACCACTATAACTTATAGTATCCATTACCAATTTTTTCCTTTAGTTTTTTTTAGTAGCTCAATCATTTTATTTAAGTACCATAAACATTTCTCAGCATTTTCTAAGGCACTTCCTTTGTGCCACATTCTTAGCAAATACTTGATACAGTTTCCTTGACAGTACGATATTGCTTCGTAGTCACCTAATGTATCTACAATTACATCTATGGTTTCATACTTGCCTTTATTATAATGAGGAGGATGATTAACTACATCAACATCATACATACTTCCTTTTTCTTTTTCCCAAAACTCTGCATTTTGTTTCTCCCAATTATACAAATCATCTCTTAGTTTCAATGTATATCTCCCTCAGTCTTTGTCCAAGTAGATAGTTTTATTACATTGTCAGGAGTGTTTTCATATTCTGAGAACCCCTCTTCTTGTGCCACTTCATCCATCTTGTCTGAAACTCTTTTAGCAAACTCTAAATCTGTATTTAAAAGATGAAAGCATGTAACTAAAGCATACAATACATCTCTTAATTGTTCTGTATCTTCATCATTTAATTTTTTTGAAGGCATTATCACAGCAGATAAATCAACTGTGCTATTCCATTTCTTATTAGTAAACTTAGGTTTTAATATTAAAGCTAAGTCATCTTCCCCTATAGGGTTTTCATTATCTGTTTCAAAGTCAATCATTTTTTTTCTCCTGGAAAGGGTATAAAAGTTAGTATTTTTTCTGATGATCCGTCTTCATCAATCCACTCACTAGGTATTAGTTTTAAATGATACAAAAATCCGTACCTATTACACCAATCTGCATAAGTAGTTTTACTTTTCTTACTGAGTTTTCTTTTTATAGATTCAAAAACAAATCGTATGTCTAAGGTAGGGTGCTGTTTTTTAATCAGTAAATGTTTACGTCTATCTTGTGCTGTAAATAAACCTTTGCTTTCTATTATTATTCCGTTAGGTAATAGAAAGTCAGGAGTATATTTTCTGTATGATAAATCTTCCCACTCAATCTTTAAGGGTTCATACTTAGCAACAACACCTTTACTTTGTAAATCTTTTTGTACCTTAACCTCTAATCCACTTCTATAACCTTTACGTTTAGAAGCTGCAAAAGATTTAGCATTAAACACTTCGGATCTCTGTATAACAAACCATTGGAGGTATCTCTGCTTTAGAAACTAGTGATGGTCTTTCCTGTAGGTTAGGCCAACAAGCATGTTTGTAATTACAAAAATTACATTCGATACCTAGCTTACGATTGCCTGATGGTTTTTTTCGGTAGGTTTCTTCAACGTCCTGATAGCATCTCCGAAATCTATTTTCTTCAAGTTCTTCAGTTAGAGCTTTGGTTTTTTTAACACAGGTATCTGTGTTTATGTTAGAGGCAGCAACATATTTAAAATTACCATTAGCTTTATTGATAACCCACCAACCACCAGGCTTTGTCTTTGTAGCTAAAGAATACCCTGCCAATTGGGATACATAACCAAAGGAATCGTGTTCAGCAAGAGTGTTGTAGTCCTTAAATTTATTTTCATAAGACCAAGGACTAGCAGATTTTATATCATCTACAGCATCATTTGTAATGAGATCAGGAGTACCATCAATGGACTTACCATTGTCTAATTTAAGAGTAACCTTTTCACCATTCTTGTATTCAACACCAGCTTGCTTAAGTATACCTTTGAATACAGCCTCAACTATGTCACCCATCATCATGGTCATAATAAAACTAGCTGATGGTTTACTAGCAGCTTCAGGTTTGTTTTTATCAAACCATAGTTGACAATAACTCCTACCAATATTTGACATTCTTAACGTAAATTTATTGGATCGTTTGTCAACAAACTGTTTTGTTAAAGCCTCACGAACATCATTAGTAATTTGATCTATAACTTCAGGTGACATAACAGAGTCTTCTGATCTAAGACCACTAAGATATTTGTGTATCTTTATTTCGGCAGGGTGATTCATTAAGCTGCTTCTTCTATATCCACAAACTCATCTACTACTTCCTTAGTTTCAGTATCACTTTTATTTTTAAGTGCATCTGTATGAGCAGTTCTAATATATGTATTGTAGTTCTTAATCCACTCATTAAAGTTTGTAAAAGTTACCTCATCTTCTTCTTTAAGATCTAGTTCAACTGGAGCTAGTTTAACTGTTGGCAGATAATACTTAGCCCCTGTAGGAATAGTCTTCTCTTCAGTTTCTATATCAATATCATGTTGAGGTAGTAAGTGATTCTTCTTAGCCATCTGTGCGATAGGAGCAGCAAAGGTTTTAAATGCATCCCTATTATCTACTTCCCAAATGAAAGGCACACTAGAAAAACTTTCTTTTACTTTGTCTATCTCATTTCCTGATTCATCTACAGGATTATGCATAGTTACCTCACCAAACAAAACCCTCACACGTTTGATAGACTTTAAAAGATTTTTAGTTTCATCAGGTAAACTCTTGTAATCCTCTATCCAACCACTAGGCTTGCCACAGTTAGCACCACCTGTATTATCTATAAGATCTGATTTTAAATCATTAGCCATGATTGTTTTTACGAACATACCCTTACCATCATCTTGAGTGATGTATCTCTTATACATAAATTTTTGTTGAAACAATCTAATAGTAGCAGTAGTAGAAAATATTTTTCTATCGTCTTCAGGCATCTGTAAAACATAAGAGCCAGCATCTACTACCTCTACACGTTTAACTTTACCTTTGACAGTTGTTTCCCCCATCACTCCTGTATGATTGATCTTTAATCTTGCTAATGTAGAGCCACCTTTTTTCTTCTCCATATCAGCACCCATGCCCATAGCTTCAGCAAGTTGATTAAAATTGTTTGTATCTTTTAAGTTTACTAATTCAGTCATAATATTTGTTTCCTTATTAAAGTTTATATATCTATTTGTTCTAACCAATTGTTACCTATCTTTGCATCTAACAACAATGGCACATTAAAGTCTATGCCATATTTAGTTTCTAACAAACTAACTAAATTCTTTTCTACATCTTTAATTATGTCATGCACCTGAGTAACTTCATCAGGATGTATGTCTATAACTATAGAGTCGTGAACTGAGTTTACCACAACACTATTTAATTTGTCTAATCTATTATAGATTTCAACTAAAACTAATGGAACAATGTCGGCTGTGGCAAACGATTGTACAGGATAATTTTTTAACTGTGTAAAATTTGTTACTGTTCCATCTCTTCTACGTTTTGTATCAGGGAAAGAAAACTCTCTACCACTTGGAGTTTTTATGTAGCCATAGCTAACAGCTTGAGTGGCTAGTTTCTTATGCCACTTACCAATGCCTTGATATTTCTCTAAAAAATGTTCATAGTATCTAGCTTCAGCTTTAGTCCTACCATAACCTGATGCTCCATACAAAGGTGCAAACGTATGTGCTTTAGCTACTTGCCTGGTAGTAGGTTGTCCTGCATCACTAATAACCTTGGCAGTATAAGCATGTACATCAAACCCTTCCGTAACTTCTTTAATAGCTGTAGGGTCTTGACTTAGAAAAGCTGCCACTCTAAATTCTAATTGTGCAAAGTCAGCTTCCATAATCTTGCCACCCTTAAACCTAGAGATAAATACTTTCTTAACAGGAAAGGTTGAACCCCTTGGCATGTTCTGCATATTAGGATTAGCACCTGAGAATCTACCTGTAGATGTTATATGCTGATTAAGTCTTACATGTAACCTATCATCATCCTTTATAAAGTTTTCAATACCATCTACAAAGTTAGATAGATAACTTGTTATCGCAGATAATCTTTTTAGTTGTCCTAAAAATACTTGTGCCTCTTCCATACCTTTATTAGATGCAACTCTTTCTAGTATTTCCAGGTTACCTTTAGATGTAGAGAACCCATTAGCTGATGCCCACTTAACAGATGGTGCTGAGAATTTTAATCCTGCAATATCTTTAGACTCTTGATAATTAAAACCACCTAGACAAGCACCACACTTAGATGGCTTCTTATAAGGTGAACCATCTTTCTTCTTCTTATATACATACCCTTTACCTTTGCATACAAGACATTGAACAGCTTTAGTTTTATACAAAGTCTTAAAGTTAAACTTAACTAAATTTTTAAATGCAGGTACAGGTAAGTTAGGTTGTATAGTGTCAGCCCATCTCTTTTTATCTATAGGTTTCCTACTAAATAAAACCCATGACAATTGTTCAGGGCTACCAAGATTGACAGGTGTATCCCCCATCAAGTACCTAGTGTACTTATTAAGTTTCTTTTCTAAGTCTAATTTCTCTTCCTCAAACTCTTTTCGTACCTCACTAAGTTTAGTCCTGTCTATTTTAAAACCTGATTGATACATCCTAGCAAGGACTACAGATACCTCATTAGTTATTTCGATTGTCTTAGACAAACCCTTATCCTCGACTCCCTGCAATCTATTTTGTATCTTCTCGTATACCTCCTTGGTCGCACCGATATCATGTCGGAGGTAGGTTTCGAGTTCGAGTCTTGGAATTTCTCTTGTACTATATCCTCTTTTAAAATAGTCTTTGAGTGTATCTTCTTTTTGTGTTTCACATTCATACCTTTCCGCAACTTTACCCAACCCTAGTCTATCAGTTATGCCACGTTGTAATACATACTCAGCTAACATAGTGTCAAATACTTTACCCTCATATTTAAACCCACTCTCCCACAACCATAATAGATCGTGGGATATGTTGTGTCCTATAAGTAATGTTGTCTTATCTAAATAATCCTGAACAGCAAACCTATTAGATATAAGATCATCAT